TATTCCGGGAACACGATAATGAAAAAGAACTTCCCCGGCGGCCACGTTACCATAGTTGGAGCAAACAGCGCAGCGGGATTAGCCAGCAGACCCATAAAGGTATTACTTGCCGACGAGGTAGACCGTTACCCGGAGAGCGCAGGATCAGAGGGCGACCCCCTATCACTGGCACAGAAAAGGCAGACTACCTTCTGGGATAAAAAAACGGTTATGGTATCAACCCCGGTACTAAAGGGATATAGCCGTATAGAGACAGAGTTTAACCAAAGCACCAGGGAAGAGTGGAATGTGCCATGTCCCATATGCGGACACTTACAGCCCCTTGCATGGGCGAATGTGGTATTTGATTCATCAGATCCTACGATAGACCCGACATACCGCTGCGAGAGATGCGGAAAGGAATCCGGAGAATACGCATGGAAAGCCCAGGGCATAAACGGTAAATTTGTAGCCGAAAACCCGGATGCAGAAACAAGGGGATTTCACTTAAATACATTAGCTTCCACCTTTTGCGGGTGGAAGGAAATAGTACAGAAGTTTTTAGTAGCCAAAGAACAGATGGACCAGGGCAACCCGGAAGGTATGAAGGTTTGGGTAAATACAGAACTGGGTGAGACTTGGGAAGAACGCGGCGACACCGTAGAAGACGTAGAGCTTTTCAATCGGCGCGAGATCTACGATGCAGAAGTGCCGGATGGCGTAATAGCGCTTACGGCCGGTGTAGACGTACAGGATGATAGATTTGAAGTAGAAGTAGTCGGATGGGGAATAGGAAAAGAAAACTGGGGCATACGGTACCAGAAGATATATGGCGACCTGCTTAAAGAACAAGTATGGCAGGATCTTGACAATTTCCTGCTCACCGGATTTCAGAAGAAAGACGGGACCACGCTACACATACTATCAACCTGTATTGATTCCGGCGGACACTTCACGGATGCCGTATATAGGTTTACTAAGGACAGAATAGACCGCAGGGTATGGGCGGTCAAAGGCAAGGGCGGTCAGGACGTGCCATTCATCCGAAATCCGAGTACGAACAACAGGACTAAGACACCGTTATTCATCCTCGGAGTAGATGCAGGCAAGGCTTTGCTGTATCAGAGGTTGCGGCATAGTACAAAAGGACCCAACTACTGTCACTTCCCGGAGAACGAAGAAGCCGGATATGACGCAGCTTATTTTAAAGGGCTGACATCAGAAAAGATGGTAGTGCGCTTTAAGAAGGGCCGAAGCGTTATCGTATGGGAACTCAAAGACAGCTCATTTAAGAGAAACGAGCCGCTTGATCTTAGAAATTATGCAATGGCGGCATTAGAGATAGCAAACCCGGTACTTACCAATGCGGAACCGGGAGTACAGAAGGTACACAGAGGTCGTAGAGTAGTAAGCGGAGGTATTTAATAATGGCAATATTCGACAAGGAAACGTGCAAAAGAAAATTAAAAGTATGGATGGATGCCGAAGAAGCTATAGCGACCGGACAAAGGTACCAGATAGGGACCAGGATGCTTACCAGAGCGGACTTAGAGGCGGTAAGAAAAGAGATGGAATACTGGGCGGCGAGATTAGCTGAAGCTGAAGCCGAAGAGAAAAGCGGCGGAAGGAACAGACTGTACCGGTTTGTAGCACGAGATGTGTAGGAGGATATCATGGCAAATATCATTGATAAAGTAATAAGAGCCGTGGCACCGATCCATGCGGCTAAAAGGGAATATGCAAGAGCAACCCTTTCTTTCGTGGACTCCGGTTACGGAAATTACGGCGCAAACCAGACTAAAAAGAGTATGCGTGGCTGGATGTATGGCGGCGGAAGCGCAAAAGAAGATATTGAAGATAATGTAGACGTATTAAGACAAAGAAGCCGTGACGCCTACATGGGTATACCGGTAGCGACAGCAGCGCTTAAGACACTGCGAACAAACGTAGTCGCCGGAGGACTTATGCCGGCCCCACAGATAGATGCGGAGTTTTTAGGTATTACAGACGATGAAGCGGAGAAATTACAGAAACAGATCATCAGGGAGTTTGCTTTATGGGCTGACACGCCGGTATGTGATGCTGAAAGAATAGACAATTTCTATATGCTCCAGCAACTCGCATTCTTCTCTTATCTGATGAACGGAGATGCGATTGTGCTACTTCCGGTAAAAGAGACCATCGGACAGCCGTACAGTTTAAGAATACGGCTTATAGAAGCAGACAGGATATCCAGCCCGGATGGTTACGACAGGTTAGCGCCCTGCGATGTTGACGGACACCATGTAGAACAGATAGTCCAGGGAGTAGAAACCGACAAAGATGGTATGGTGATAGCATACTGGATATGTAACCGACACCCGCTCTCAAGTACATTTAATATAACCGCACCTGCAAAGTGGGTGAGAGTAGAAGCTTACGGTTCCATGACGGGACGAAGAAACGTATTGCACGTTATGAACAGAGAACGAGTTGGGCAGAAGCGAGGAGTACCAATCCTCGCCCCGGTACTTGAATCTTTGAAACAACTGGGACGTTATACGGATGCAGAGATAACGGCAGCAGTGCTAAGTGCAATGTTTACCGTGTTTGTTCAATCGCAGACAGCTGATGACGGACGGCCATTCGGCGAGATGTTACCGCCGCAGGAGTTAATAGATCAGGCAGACCAGAGCAGCATCGAGCTGGGACCGGGTGCCATAGTATCTCTTAACCCGGGCGAAGAGGTGCAGTTCGCAGATCCTAAACACCCGAGCACAGGGTTTGATAATTTCACAGATGCGATGATCAAGCAGATCGGGGCAGCCTTAGAAATCCCGCCGGAAGTATTATTTAAGCAGTTCGTATCATCCTATTCAGCTGCACGAGGCGCACTGAATGAGTTCTGGAGAAGCTGCCAGATGCAAAGAGATTGGTTCACAGATGACTTCTGCGCACCTATTTATGAAGAATGGTTTACGGAAGCAGTAGCCAGAGGCAGAATCAATGCGCCAGGGTTCTTTGCAGACCCGGCGATTAAAAAAGCATATACGACTTGCAGCTGGAATGGACCGGCACGTACGAACCTTAATCCGGTGCATGAAGTAGAAGCGGCGACTAAGAGAGTCGAGGCAGGATTCAGTACCGCTCAGGAAGAGACAGCATCGATGACGGGTGGAGATTACAACAGAAATATCCGTCAGAGAGTTATCGAAGCTAAGCTGAAAAAGGAAGTTGACGACATTATCAATCCGCCGGAAAAGGCCCAGTCAGCACCGCAGCCACAACCGATACAAAGACCACCGGCACCGGATCCGGAAGAGCCGGAGAGACAAAGGAGGATGTAAAATGCCAAAACCAAAAGCAAAGAAGTTCTGGCAGTTCCGCAATCAGACAGCTGACAGTGCGGAACTGCTTTTATATGGCGACATATCAGATACAAGCTGGTGGGGAGATGAAGTAACCCCTAAACAGTTTGCAGATGAGCTGAACGCCCTGGGAGATGTACAGGAGATAACGGTACGTATTAATTCCGGGGGCGGAGATGTGTTCGCCGCAACAGCAATAGGTAATATGTTAGAGCAGTGCAAGGCTAACGTAATAGCTAAGATAGACGGACTGTGCGCCAGTGCCGCCACCATAATAGCTTGTCACTGCTCTAAAGTTATAGCAGCAAATGACAGTACATATATGATCCATCCCGTAAAGATGGGATTGTTTGGTTATGCAGACGCAACAACGATTCAGCAGTACCTTGACGCATTATCAGCAATCAGGGAGAACATTATCACCCTGTATGCAAAGAAAACAGGACGCGATAAAGAAGAGGTTGCGGAGCAGATGGACAACACAAGCTGGTTTACCGGAGCAGAGGCAAAGGCTAACGGCTATGTGGATGAACTTATTGACGACGAAGAGGACGAAGCAGTTATTGAAAACCGTGGCGGTTTACTCTTCGTAAACAGCATCGAGACAAGCATACCGTTTGACGATGCGCCCAAATTCGTACAGGACAATGCGGCAGCAGCCCCCGCCGCCGATTGTGTTGTAAATACAAACCCGGACAATGAGCCGGTAGACACTACAAACAGACAGGAGGACAAGAGCATGGACAACATTAAAACCGTGGACGACCTGCGACAGTCATACCCGGAACTGGTTGGACAGATCGAGGCGGCGGCAGCAGAAAAGGCAGCTAACATCGAACGCCAGAGAATCAAGGACATTGAAGAAATGTGCGTAGCCGGTTCAGAAGACTTCGCTAATAAGGCAAAGTACGAGAAGCCAATTAATGCGTCAGAGTTTGCTATGGAGCTTATTAAAAACGCCAAGGCAGCAGAAAACAACGCTAAGAACGCATTTATCAGTGGCATAGCGCAGGACATTTCAGACAGCGGCATGGAAGAAGTAGCGCAGGAAGCTACAGATAGCCAGCAGCAGGATGAATTTATGGATGCACTGCATACAGTAGCACAGAACAAGTAAAGGAGGAACATAACCATGAGTATGGACTTAGCAAGACAGGATTTTGCAATGACACCTGATTATTTGCTTGCCGGTACAACTATCCCGGTAATTACAGCAGTAAAGACCGCAGCATCAGCACTTGCAGCAGGCGCACCCGTTAAGCTGAATAGCTCAGGCAAAGCTGCAAAGGTAACAGAATCAAGTGGAACCGTATCAGTCGAAGGATTATACGGAATCGCAGCAGACAGCGCAAAGCAGAATGAGGACGTTACAATATATCTTACAGGCGAGTTTTTTGCAGATAAATTAGCCTACGAAGAGAACGTAACCGCAGCAGATGTAGAGGTTGCTTTCCGCAACATCGGAATCTTTTTAAAGTAATCAAAGGAGGGAATTAGACAATGCCAAACGAAGTAAACATTTACACACCAAGGTATTTAGCCGAGGTAGTAAGAATAGCCCCGCCGGTACACACTTTTTTCCGCGATAAGTTCTTCACCAATGTTAAGCCTTTCGCGACAGAGAGAGTAGACATTGATATCAAGAAGGGTGATCGCCGCATGGCAGCTTTCGTACATCCCAGAAGCGGCGGCAAGGTACTTAGAGATGCAGGATTCACAACAGAGAGCTATAAGCCGCCCCTGGTAAATCCTTATGACGTTACTACAGCAGATCAGCTCATGAGCAGACTTCCTGGAGAAGAGTTATACAGCGGAATGACACCTGCACAGAGGGCAGCACAGAAACTTACAGACGAGTACAACAGACTTAACGATGCTACCACACGTCGCGAAGAGTGGATGGCAGTACAGGCTATCGTAACAGGACAGATCCCCGTAGTAGGCGAGGGAGTTAATGAAGTAATCGACTTTAACTTCACAAATACAGTTACCCTTACAGGTAATAATAAGTGGGGCGGCACTTCCGCAAAGATCCTCGATAACCTTGAAGACTGGGTAGACACTACACTCCGGAACGGATTTACAAACGTAGATATGGCGATCATGGGTAAGAGCGCGCTCCGTGCCTTCTTAGCAGATGCCGACGTTCAGAAGGTACTTGACAACAGACGTATTGACATGGGACTTATTCAGCCTAAAGACCTTCCCAATGGAGTGCGTTATATCGGGCACCTTAACAAGCCTAACATCGACATTTACGAGTATGCAGAAGTATATTATGACGACTGGACAGATCCTTCAAATCCGGCCACATTACCTCTTATCCCGGATAACAAAGTCGTTCTTATTTCTTCACAGCCTAACTTTATGATGGCTTATGGAGCTTGCACATATATTGACGACGAATCAAAGAACTGGGTGACTGCACAGACAGCAAGATTGCTTAGATCATATATCGAGCATCACCCCGACAGAAGGATGATCGAGGTTCAGGCACATCCGCTTCCGGTACCCGACAAGGCGGATTCCTGGTTAGTAGCAACAGTATTATAGGATCCTTTCCTTATTTTTTTTCAAAGCCCTGCCCGGTAAACCTGGGCGGGGCAATTTTGACGGAGGCACTTATGGCACTGATCGAATACAATCAGATCTACGGAGAAGAAAGAGAGTTAGAAGACTTTCCTCTGCCGACATTCAAAGAGTATGCGGCAGCAGACATCGACCTCACTTTTTTCGACGGCGACGAACACGCAGAATTGCATAAAGTAGACGGCACAGAGTACCTTGTCATTATTGAAGAGGATGATGTTAGGCAACACGCAGCGCATTGGGAAGCCGGAGCAAAGCAAAACTTTGACATGGGCTTATACAATGCGCACACGATACTGTATATCAAAGCAAAGGACTACGGCCCGAAGCCGAAAGTAGGTAAATACCTTGTACTGGACGAGGGAACAGACCACAAGCGCACCTACAAGATACTTCACTGCGAAGACGATGCGGGAGTATACCGCATGACTATGGAGAGGGTAAGACAGTAATGGCAGGTAATGTAACTTACAATGGCGAAAATCTTACGATCACCGTAGACGGAGCAGAAGAAGTATCACAGGCTTTAGGGGACCTTAAGAATAAAACCCCAGCGGCGATCAAGGTTGCTATCAACGCCACGGCGAGAGAAGCAAGGAAGCTAATGATTGCCAAGGCAAAAGCCCGGTATGCTGTTAATGCAGCAGGGCAAAAGCACCTTAAGGAGCTTGTTCAGAAAAAGAAAGCCAGCAATACAAGTTTATGGGCGACATTACACATAGCAAGCATGAGAAATGACCTTGCATATTTTAAGTATTCGCCCAAGGGAGTTTACACCGGACCGGCGGCAATAGCCAGGGCCGGGAAGGTAACAAAGGGTAAAGTTCTTAAAGCTAACCCCATGAAGCCTTTAACCGGGTCCGTAAGGCTTAGTAAAGGCTTTGTGCTTGAATTTAAGTCTGGACACGTCGGCATGGTACAAAGAATCGAAGGATCAGACATAGGGGAGAAAAGAACCGTAAAGAGCGGTAAGCCGAGATGGAAGACCAACGGCAGAGTTGAAAAGCTAATGACAATGGGTAGTCCGTCGGCATCAGCTATGCACAGTACCATATGGCCGGATGTAGAGCCGAAAGTTGAAGAGTTTTTAGCAAAGAGGCTTGACGAACAGGTAGATAAAGTGCTTGCAAGGGCAGGAAGGATATAAGACATGAGAGATTATCTTACTTCGGTTGAACAGGCAAACATAGGCAGAACGCCGGAGCTGTGTCAGGACGCACTCATCGAAATGCTTAAAGAGCTATTTAAAGATAGAAAGTTCATAGGGCAGCAGGGTAAGAAACCATTGACGTTTTACAAGCAAGACCTTCCGGTCCCGGAAGATAACGACGTTGACGCAGATACCAACGACGCACCAGCACCGTATATCGTAGTTCAAATGACAGGCGGCCAGATCAAGGACGACGACAGCCCACAGATAGTAGATTTCAGTATTATCATATGTTGCTATGACACCGGAAAAGCCCGCGAGGGCTATTTCGATGTAGTGAACATTAAAGAGACTATCATACAGCAAATATGCACACATCCGTATTTTGGGGGTGCATTTACTATATTAAAACCCGTCACATGGGCTATGCAGGTAGACGACACGGCGCCGTATTATTTCGGAGCGGTAACACTTATCTGCACGGCACCGGCTATGACACAGGACACAGCACTATCAGAGCTACTATAAGGAGCGAAGACATGAGTAAAAAGACCACGAGTAAAGATACGCCGGCAGTTAAGACAGAGGCAAAGGTTGAGGAAAAGCCTGTGTCAAAAGTAGGACAGGCGGCAGCAGGGCCGGTAGTTTATTGCGGCCCAAGTGTACGCGGCGTAGTTCGTCAGTACACCGTATTCACGGGTGATCTTCCTGATATGCTTAAGGACTTTGTAAAAGATCATCCATTGGCAGCTTCCCTTATCGTATCGACAGAGAAATTTGCGGAGATGCGCAAGAAGTTAGAAACCGCTGGTACAGCGGAGGCGATATTATACAGACAGCTTAAGTCTGAATTTCAATAACAGGAGGTAAATAAGCATGAGCAGCACTTACAAGCATGGCGTGTACACCAGTGAAGTACCAACAAGTATGATCGCGCCCATCTTAGGCACGGCAGGATTGCAGGTTATCGTAGGTACAGCACCGGTTAATATGCTGGGAGAAAATTTTGCCGACGCAGTTAATAAGCCTATTCTGGCTAATAATTACGCAGAAGCAGTACAGGCGGTAGGGTTTAGTAATGATTTTGCAAAATACACACTTTGCGAAGCTATTGCGGCCACATTCCAGGTAGTAGGTACCGGCCCTGTAGTACTTATCAACGTACTTGACCCGTCAAAGACAGGACACAAGACAGCGTTAACAGGAGGAACAATCCAGGTTAACAGCAATGTAGCTGTATTAGAGGAAGTAGGCTTAATCATTGATTCAGCCCTTACAGTAACAATCCCCGGAGAAACACCCGAAACCCTCGTAAGAGGCGAAGATTACATTGTACAGTTTAACAATGACGGCACAGCAAACTTTATCATGGTATCAGCAGCAGCACAGGCAGCTACAAACATTACTGTAGCAGGTAATAAGGTTAACCCGGCAGCAGTTACCGCAGTCGATATCGTAGGCGGTGTAGATACCACAACAGGCGCAGAGAGCGGACTTGAAGTAATCCGCCAGATCTTCCCGAAGTTCAACATGACACCGGGAATCCTTATTGCACCTAGATTTTCAAAGAACGCTACAGTTTCCGCGGCATTACAGGCTAAGACAAAGGAAATCAACGGCGTATTCAAGTGCGTAACGATCATAGACATTGATTCAAGCGCAACAGGAGCAAAGAAGTATACAGACGTTAAGACCAAGAAGGAAGCACAGGCAGTTTCCGACGCAAACGCTTACGCAGTATGGCCCTTTGCAGCAGTAGGCGAGACTGTATATTCCGGTTCTTCCATGGCAGCAGCATTAACAGCCTATACTGATGCTGTCAACGACGATACACCGAACGTATCACCTTCCAACAAGACTGTTCCTATTTCAAAGGCAGTGCTTGAAGATGGTACAGAGGTTATTTTAGATCAGGACCAGGCAAATACGATCAACAGCTTCGGAGTAGCTACATGGCTTAATATGAACGGCTTTAGACTTTGGGGCAACAATACAGCAGCTTATCCGGGAACAACTGATCCCAAGGATAGATGGTTTAGTGTTCGCAGATTCCTTTCCTGGGCCGCAAATACATTTATCCTTACCTACTTCCAGAAGGTAGACAGCCCGGCTAATAAGCGCCTTATTGAATCAATCGTAGATTCAGAGAATGTTCGCGGCAACGGCTTCGTAGCGCGTGACATTTGTGCAAGATACGAGATCGTATTCAATGAAGATGAGAACCCGACAACTGACTTGCTTAACGGCAAGCTGACATTCCACCAGTACATCACACCGTACACACCGGCAGAATATATCGAGGATGTCATTGAGTTTGACCCGAACGCACTGCCAAACGCTTTAAGTTAAGGGAAGGAGGAAATAGGCAATGATTAGTAATAACTATGTACCGGAGAAGATCAACGATGCCAACATTTACCTTAACGGTAATAAGATGATCGGTACCGCAAGTTCTATCGACCTGCCCGAAGCAGCGCAGAAGACAAGCACCATTTCGGCTATGGGTATTGCCGGAGAAATCGACAGCCCCACAATCGGACTGTTTGAGAGCATGGAACAGGAGATTCAGTTTAATACACTGTATTCCTCATTCCAGGATATGCTTTCTCCCTTAGAGACTATCAACATTACCATCAGAGCTGCACAGCAGGTTTATGATAAGACCGGCGGATATGCTTTCAAAGGTTTAAGAGTAGTTGAGATGGGACGTGTTAAGAAGTTTAAGCCCGGAAAGGTAGAGAAGGGCGAGACCATGGAAGCATCTATCACCATCGAGCTTACATACTTACTTGTCGAGAATGACGGCGTAAAGCTGGTAGAGATCGACAAGCTCAACAGCGTATACGTAGCCAACGATCAGGACATCTTAGCTGGTTACAGGGATTTAATTTAATCCCGGCCACACGTAAGCATTGCCCCTCGCTCATAGCGGCGGGGGGCGGTGCTTTTTATTGTTTTCATTCACACATTCACACAAAACAGAAGGAGTTTAATTATGGAAGAAGAGAAGAAAAACATTGAAGCAGTCGAAGAGACAGCAGAGAAGATCGAGCCGGCAGCAGTTGATAAACCTGCCGAGAAAAAGGAAGACAGAGAAGGAATAGTAGAATTTACAAGGCCTTACACATTTGAAGGGCAGACATACACAGAGGTAGATTTGTCAGGGGTAGAAAACCTTACGATAGGTGATGCTATTGAAGCGCAGTCGAAGTTAGACCAGATTACACAGGTTACGGCAGCGACAACGACAGAGTTTGCCACGATTATAGCACAGAAAGCAACAGGACTTCCAATAGAGTTTTTCAAGTTTTCGCCCATCCCGGTAGCGCGTAAGATCAGGACTACGATCCTGGGGATGCTTGCGGATAAAGACGGAAGCGATAAACACGTAATTAAGTTTGATAAACCGTATACATTTGACGGACAGACATACACAGAGCTGGACCTTAACGGACTTGCAGATCTTACTTGCATGAATATGAGCGAAGCAGAAAACAGACTTGTCAGAGAGGGATATGGAATCATTGACCCTACAAAGAATTATCTGTACGTATGCATCATGGCAAGCGCGGCTACAGGAAAATCAGAAGACTTCATCAAGGGACTTCCGATAGGAGAGCTTTTCAAGTTGGTTAACGAGGTTGGAAGCGACGATTTTTTAGAATAAAAGGCGGAGCCAAGGAATTAAGGCGAGCCGCAATCAGATTATCACAAGCCACCATGACGGGGCTTGATTTTTATTTAAAGATGCCGGTTAGGGATTTCGTAGAACTTTATGACGAGGTAGCGGACGAATGGCAAAAGATAAAACATTAGAGCTTACAATTAAAATTGCAGGGAAGATGGACAAAAGCCTCACATCTGCCATCAACTCCACACAGAGCAGTATAAGCGGGCTTGCAAAAGGGCTTAGCAAGATAGGTACTGTAGGGCTTGCTGCTATGGGCGCTTTAGGAGTAGGCACGGTTAAGGTGCTTAAAGATGCGACAAAGCAGGCGCAGGACTTTGAGCAGCAGATGTCCGACGTTGTAAAGTACGTTGACGGCCTGGCAGATGCGCAGGGCAAGATCAGCAATGCCATAGACAGTAGTACGGGCCGTACATATGCGGAAAACTACGACATTATGAAAAAAGGCATCATGGATCTTGCAGCACAGATTCCTTATACCAGGGAAGAGCTGACGCAGTTAGCAGCGGCGGCCGGACAGTCAGGAAAATCAATGCAGGATTTGATGGAAGGTGGATTCCTTAAGGACGTTGCTATGTGGGGTACCGCAATGGATATCGACGCAGAGCAGGCCGGTAACTGGGCGGCTAAATGGGAAAAAGCTTTCAACATGACCCATGCGGATGTTAT